TCAACCATATCATTCAAAATACTCTCAATAAGAGCAATTGAAAAGTCAGAATAAAACTCAACATTTGAAACTTCCATTTGTTCGCGAATACCGGCACCTTGCTTGATATAGAAACCTGACTGACCTAAGTCATAGTAGTTTCCGTTTTCATCTCTGTTTGAGCGTGCAAACATCGAAGCACGTGCTTTTTCCTGTGACCATTGACGTTCAAATTGCCATTCAACATATTGCATCCAACCTGTAAACGACTTCACCTGTCCTTGCTCATCAACACCTTCAATATCAGACATAACACGAACACCAAGTTTTTTACCCGGTACTTTATGCTCCATACGAAGAGTAGTGAAGTTGTTTCTCATTTCAATTGGAGAACTGAAATGGATTTCACCACCTTTTACAGACATAACATCTTCAACAGGAGAGAAATCTTTTGAGAAACGTTTTCCTGCTGTTAACTCAACTGCAGGCATACCGGCAGACTTATTACCCATAAGTTTTACGGTGTAGTGCCATCCATCAGAAGCTCTTTCTTCTTCTTCAATACGTAATTGATAAAGTTCATTCTTTTCACCTACAATTACGTTTACAACAGAAAAAGCTCTTTCAGAAAAAACAAGATTGAAAGTTTGTCCATCTGCACCTACGTTAGGGTCACCAGATCCAATAGGAGTTGACGGGTCTGAAATATAAGCATATAACAGAGCATAGTTACGGTCATCAGAACCAATAAGTTTCCATGTGAAGTCACCTTCATCTTCTAATCGTTTTACCGGAAATCTGTTTAATACTGTGTCAAGGTTATTTACACCTGATGCAGCAAGTATTCGGTTCATCACCTTTGTTGCAAGTTGTGGAGTTTCGCCAAACATCAAACCTAAATGGTTATCAGTTGTCAAACCTGTCCACGACTTTGCTGTGGTCATTTGAAATTTAGTTGCCATAATTATCTAATTTTAAGAATTTACTGTATATCTACAATCGGATTTCTGTTAAATTTATCCGGTTCTTTAGCAATAGGATTATCCTCAGTACGTAAAATGTTTGAGTTTGCTATTGCACTTTTTAATCTTTTTGCTGCTTTCGAGTTTGCCTGCCTTACAAATCTGCTTATGTCCTTAAAACCGTTTGTTAATTCCCATAAGTAATACAAGTTCTTCTCAAACTCTACAGGGTTTTCCTTTCTTGCCTTCATAAGCTCATTAAGCGGATTTCCATTTTCATCATATTCCACAACTTTTGTCATTGCTTCATAAGCTTTTGTTCTCAACCCTTCAGTAACCGGAATTTCTTTAAACACTTTATCTGCTTTAAATACAGCATTTTTCAAGTCTTCCAGTCTCTTCTTTTCAGTCTCAATAGCAGCTTTTCTTTCTTCTTCTATTTTTTGAACTTCACGAGTATAGGCTTCTTCACCTTTTTTAACGAGATTTTCCTTTGCGAGTTTAGCCTCATCAACAACTTCATTTAAGTTTACTAATCTTTTATACTGCCTTTCAGCTCTTTCTTTATCCCAGCCTTGCTGCAGTAAATCATTAATAATCAATTCCTTTTGAACTTGTTCATTTGTCTCTATTACATCATCGGTTAAATTTTTATAAACCTCATCGGTTCTAAGTTTTGCGTGTACCAATTCAGTAGGTACTCCTTTTTCTAACTCCTGTAAAAGAAACTTCTGTTCTTCATTAAGGTGCGAAAACTCTCTTTGCTTCAACTCATTATCAAGAACTTCAAGTAAATCGTCTTCACTCTTTATTTCTTTATCCGAAGCTGTAAGAACACCTTTTTCCTTTAGAAATTCACCAAGTACGTTAAAAACGTTATCGGCAGGAGTTTCGGCTTCTTCTTCAGGGGTGCTCTCACCCTCCGGATCGCCTACTTCCTCCTGACTCTCATCATCGGCGGTTAAATCTTTAATTACCTCATTAACAATCTTCTCTTTTTCTTCTTCTACTTCTTCAGGTACTTGTTTTTCTTCCTTAATCTCTTGTTCTTCTGTCTGAGTCTCTACCTTAAACTCTTCAATGTCAGAGGGTAGTCTTGCACCACCTAAATCCAACATATCCATACTTAATTCTTTATCTCCTGCCATAATTCTAAACAATTTTGTTAATAACTTATTTCCAAATATAAAAAGAAAAGCCCAATCTACAATTATGTAAATTGAGCTTAATTTAGCCTTGTAGTAAATCTACACATTAACTCACCTTTTTTAGCGTAGGTTTTTCCATCTTAGCGCGCAACTCTTGTATCTTAACTAACAACTCTTCCTTCTTAATCTTAACATCTTCCTGCAGTTTCTCCTCATTGAAATCGTTCTTCATCTCTTCAATAATCAGCTTAGTAGCATTATTGGCATCAACTTTATATCGCTCTAATTCCCTATCTTTCTCCTCTTTCTCTGCTTGTGCTGCTAACTGTTCTTGCTGCATCTGAGCTGCTTGTTGTTGTGCTGCCTGCTCTTGTTGCGCTCTGTCAGCTTCAGCCATTTCAATCCTTCTTCTCTTATCCGCCATACTTTCAGAAAACAGTATATCCATAACAATACCTAAACTTCCACCATTCTGCATATATGCATGTGCAATCTGATTAATTGTCTGATCCATTTCTCTGTACTTATTCTCATTAGTCAGGAAAATATCATAATCAAACTCAGCAAATTCATCACCATCAACTTCAAACAACTCAATAGAAGCATCATCAAGAATATACTGTAACTTAACCTTATTACCTTTTAACGCAATTTTAGCTGTTTCAACAAGAACTGTCAATGCCCTTAACTTAAACTTTTCATGCTTTTGAAACCACCATTCAGTAGTATTTGCAGACTGCATAACAGAACGCTCAACTCCACCCACAGTTTCGGTAGATGCGACAGCACCTTGTCTTTGAGGTGTAATACCAACAATTTCCGCCATCTCAGCTTTAATATATTCAAGTAGATTAATATGCTGTTGTATATAATTTCCTGTTTCAACATCAATACCTTTACCGGTAGTATTAAAAGAGCCTGCAAGTTTACCTGTGGCTGCCCCTTTAGTAATCTCTTTAGCACTATCAACAAACCCGATACCATAATCAACTGCAAAACTCATCCACTTCTCAATGGTCCAATTCTTCGGTATTTTAGCTAAATCAACTTCAAGTATTTTACCAAGGTTTTTTGCTATTGCTCTGTTAAGCCTGTTCCAAATTACATCATACAAATACTGATATGATTTCATCCTATCAAGTAATGAAGTAGACTTACCCTGATTATAATTATATATCTCACCTACAATTCCGGGATGTCCCATTGAAGGATTACTCATTCTTGAATATTGTACCGGTTTTGGTCTCATTGAAGCATAAATATCACCCCCAAACTTTGTACCTTCCCACCATTCATTAACCCATAATCTTTCAACTTCTTCCCCTCTACTCTCATCAGGGATATACTCTTCACTCATTACCTTGAATTGTACATCACCATTCTCATCATAATACTTAACTCTCTTTACAAGTTTTTGACTTCTCCAATAAACCCTTAAAACTCTTACATTACCGCTATCATCCACATAAATACCGGAGACAGTATTACCTGAACCAATCTCTGCAAATGATACTAATCCGTCAATAATATTATCTCCCCCTACAATAAAACTATTTGCAAATTCCGCTGAACTAAACGCACCCCCTGTAAAAGCATAACCCTCAGACAACCTCTCAGTATCTTTAGGTTTTAACTGCTCATAAAAAGTATCAATAATTCTTCCGGGTGACCAGTAATCCTCAACCACAATAATATCAGAGTCTTCAATCCTGTTTGAATAACCCATCCTTGAGGTATAAACCTTTGTAGGATTTAACTTATAGGCTACAGGCTCATTACCCATTATATCAAACTGAATAATCTCTTCACCATTAACCAATGCATCTTCAAAACACTCATTAAACAACTGCTTTAACTCAAGTTTCTTCCAATAATACTTTGCAAGCTTACTCGCCCTTACTTCCCTCTGATCTTTCCATTCATATTTCAAGTATAGGTTAAGTTTATCAAGTTCAGCTTTTGCAGTTTCAGGTGTCAGGTTTTCCCTCTCAATAAGAGCATTAATTTTATCATTGATAACCTTCTTCTTCTCTTCAGCTTTAAGAGATACTCCTGTAGAGTCACCTACGGCTACTGCCCAATCAAAAGGCCGTTTAAGCTCTTCACCTACTAAAAGTTTGATTTTAGGTACAACAATCGGATGATGCTGTATTTCATTAGGAATATAAACTGCACGTGTGTTGGTAGGATTTAACACCTTTGTGACATCATGCATATTGAGTTTACCTTCATATAAATCCTGATTGATTATCTTGTTCTTTACGCTTCTTCTCACCCCCTCATTAAAGTGGTAGGTTAGAGAAGTATCGAGAGTATCTACACACTCTTTACGCCATTTTTCATTCTTGGCTTTATATGATTTTTTCTGAGGTGGAAGCTTTACTACCATAATGTTTTTATTACAAATATACGGATTGTTATTTAAAAATCAAATTCATCCTCTAAAGTGATGTATGTATTACCCTTATAATTCTGTACAAAGAAAGGGTCGTTATCCCATTCATTACTTTCATACTCTGCATCTTTACTACTCTCAATAAACTTGTACCTGTCAGCCCTTGCAATCATTACCATATTCATTGCAGATACAAAGTCAAAGTTAGCGTCAATATTCCAAGAGTATGCCTCCTGCAAGTACCTTAAACTCTTAATCAGCTTATAATTCAATCTGTTTTCATACGTTTCGTTAGCACTCAGCATCCAATCAGCTTGCTCCTGTCTTGCCCAGTTGTTAATCTGTTTTGTAGGAGGAGTACCATATGCTTTATTCCCTGTTAAGTTCTCAGCCTTAACATACTCCATATCCTTCAATATCTCAGGAGTAGTCATCAGATACCTCAACATATTTTTCCTGTCACAATACGCGTACATCCCCTTCAGTTTATTCTCATAATTTATCTGAGCATTATAGAATACAGCCAACTTTAAAGCCATGTCGAAATTATCATTAACCTTCTGATGTCTTCCTATCCACCATCCTACAATCGTATCTGTCCACAAATCAAACACAACAGCAGCAAACAGAGATAAAATACCTCTTGCCAGCATATCATCATCTACAGGGTCAACCCCAACAATATACCTACCCCACGGTACTTCACCATTTGAACCTGTTTTCGGTAATTCAGCTATTTCAACAGCACCTCTCGTATCTGTTTCTCTAAAAGGATATGTCCTTATTGCTTTAGACTCAAAATTAGGTTTCCATACTATCTTATTACCATGATCCCAAATTAAATCAACAATGTAATTTCTCTTCAGATACTCATCAATCGTAGGTTCTATTTCGGCTAAATGTTCAGACAACTCTTTGACAGGAAATGAAGTTCCTTGTGTTCTCATTACTGCATCTCTCGGTACTACAGGTTGTTCAGCCTTAACTTGTGCTATATCCTCTGAAGATGAAGAAGTTCTTATAACCTCAACCCTATCCTCAACAATCTCTTCCAAAGCTTTTATAACATCTGAATTACCATTTTTATCATAACAATCTGCTCTGTTCATATATGCAGGTACAAAGAAAGCACATCTTGATTTCTCTACATTCTTATCATAAACATTCGGTAAATCAAGTATTCTAAATGCCTTAGGATTATAAAACATAACCTCCAATCCCTGAAACGACTGTGATTTATCACCTCCGGTATTGTGAGTTATTATGCCGTTTGCTATATAATTATGGTGTTTTCCTGCAGTTAAATTATATATTGTTTGTACACCTATTGATACATTACTCTTGACAGTAACAAAACGCATATTTGATAAACTGCTTGTAATAAAATGATCGGTTTCAACTACATCATTTGTATTGTATATTGCGTTATCTATATATTTTATTGACGTGACGTCATCTCTAATCTTCTTTAAATGATTCCACTTATTTTCAGCTATTACGGGTATGTATTTCATAAATCTCCGTACATCATTGTTTTTATTTATATACAACCTAAAAATATAATTTTGTTGTCCTTTATATTCTTCCACAGGCTCTACATTTCTATTCTCTTTAGTAATTGTAGAGTGAATACCAAATTTTAATAAATTATATTTTACTTGTACAAGTAGCTCTTTTACAACTGAAGTTAATACAACTGAAACATATTTACCTTGTTTTATTTTAGAATTTCCGTCAGTATCGAAGTAACCTGCTAACAACTTTGCTATGGAATCTTTATCCCATTCATATATATTTTCAGGTAATCTTTTATCAAACTTAGTTTGTCCGTACATACCGTATTCTTTTAATTTCTCTACAAACCCTCTTATATTTAACCTATTATAAAAAGGATTTTCCATTTCTTTATCGGTATATACACTGTAATTATTTTTTACATAATCTGATAACATTTTACTACTTAACCCTACCTCAACATTCCTTCCATAGTACCCGTCACCAATTAATATTCCAAGTAACCTTGCATCTTTTACTTTTTTAGTACCGAATAATGGTACACTGTCTACAACAGCCACCTTATCTCCTGGTTTTAAACTATCTGCCCTGACATACTCTACAAATCTATCAGTACCTGATGCACTGTATTTTGAAGTAACCTTTAAAATAGGGTGGTCATTACTGCATTCCAAATCATCGTTACCTATAAAAGATAATCTATTGCATTCTTTTTTTGCTTTTGGGTTTTGTTGTATTATAGTTTGTCCCACAACTTCTTTTCCGTTAAATCCTGCTATACCATCTTCAAGTTTCAATTTTTCTATTGGTATTATTCTACCTTTTCTATCATATACCATAGTTCCTTTACATACACATCCGAACGAACTCATCAAACCAAACACCCTTCTACCTTCCTCCATAGAGTTTATTGCAATCCTCCATGCCTTAATCAAGTTAGGAAAAGAACCTGCCTCTTCCCATATAATAAGCTTTCCTCTCTTCCCCCTAATTCTATCCACATTATTATTAAGTGTAAGCCCAAGCCTTTCAGATTTAAATCCGTACTCAGTCGGATCTCCGGGATATTTATATCCTGAAATCCTATGATACAATGTATCTTTCAAAGCTAATTTCTTCGCAAATCCGGCATGTTTATTAACAAATGAGAATATATCTTCAGCCTTGTTTAAAATACCGTCAGAGTCAAGATAAGCACTATCAGCAGCTACAGCATACGACTTCGATTTACGATAATGATAAAAATTCCTTTGGAGCATTGAAGCATTTTTAAAAGAATACCCTGAACCTCTTCTCTTCAATGTAGCAGTATGTTTACCTGACTGTTCAGCCTGTTCGATATAATGAAAAAACAAGTAGTCACCATCCCACACTTCAGGAAATCCCGGTACCCTTTCAGCCCTCACTGAACCATCTTCAGCTCTCTCTCCTATAACAACAGTCTTTAATATAACAGAATAATTCAAATAAAAATAATAATAACCTGGTATCCATTCTCCATCTCTCTCCCTTACATAGCCTTCCCTACATCTTCTAATCTCCTCATCCCAAAACTTACGATAGGGAGAAGAAGGATTTTTTGAAGGGAAATAACTTGTATACTTACCTGTCTTCTCAAAAACTATGGCAGCAGGTCTGAAATAATCCATATCTTCAAGTACATGAGGTCTTGTAACATCGACAATAATCCTTCCTTTACTGTCTTTAGGTCTGTCCTTAGCTGTACCTCTCTTACTCTTAGGTTGTGCCATCCAAGACAAAAAAGGTATAGTATTGTAGTAATCCCACAACATCCTATACTCTTCTGTACCTTCCTTAAACTTTGTTTTTATCATAATCCGCTTTCAATTAATTCTTCATGGGTATAATAAACTCCATCAACCGGTAAATGCCTTTCATTAGGCTTAACTTCACCGGTAATATCATAAAACTTATCTCCAATCTTTGTTATTACATGATTACCATCATAATAAGCAACAGCATCGGAATATACAAATTTAAGAATTTTATACAATTTATAACATCCGCCATAAAGAAAAAGGGAAACCGCATTTGGTATTCCCTCTTTCAACAGGTTTAGGTAAGCTTCAGGTTGTTTAGTCTTCATAAATACCTTTCTCCATACTCCCCCTAACTTTAGAACTCTCTTCCAAATCCTTCTTAACTTGCTCTTCCAACTCCTTAATACCTGACATCAGTTTAGGACTTTCCTTAATAACAGCCACAACATCCTTAGGATTATATACAGCTTTACCATTATCATCACGCTCAGTATAATCAACATCCTCCAGATACATACGAGTTTTCTCAATACTTTTATAAGCAGAACGTAAATAGCGAGTTTTAACAGTATCCATACGTTCCTTATAAAACTCAATAGCTTTATCCGTAACTTCATCCAACTTCAATTTAGCCCCCTGAAAAAGAGTTTCAAGTATTACTCCCTTCCTCTCTTCTTCATCAATAATATCAGCAAAGTCAGATTTATAATGTAAAAGATAAACGATAAAACTAATCTCAGCTACTGCTAAACTCTTATCCTTATACTTATCGAGTATCGCCTTAAAAGGTTTCAGTGTTGCAATCTGAGGGTCAATCACAACATTAAAATCCTTATCAAACTCAAAAC